TGAGAAGATGACGATGGTTTGGTTGTACGGGATGGCAGCACGGAGAGTGCTGACGGATGTGTGCAGCGTTCCGATGTCAATGGGATCGCTGTCGATCACCTGGGCAACCGAGCCGCGGAAGAAGTTGAAGGTGTTCCCGGCCTGGCTCATCACAATCTTGTCTGCGGACAGGAAGCACAAACGGTTCTTGAAGAAGAAGACGTCCTGGATTGTCTGCCCGACAAAGGACGGCCAGGGGTTAGTTGTCAGATCACCGGCAGATCGCGTGGACCACGAACCGGCCTCAACCGAGAAGAACACCCCATTGGTGGAGTCGATCTTTCGCCGGACGACGAACGGCATGGTCGTGTCAGTGATGGTCGTCAAGACATCCGGGGCGACCGTTTCGCGCCAGTACCCGTTGGCTGCGGTGGAGTCCTTGACAAACTCGACCCAGTAGCTTCCCGAGTCCTTCTGGTCCGGCTCAGGGTTGACGGCGATCTTGAACCCGCTTGGGCCCTGGACTGGTAGGTCTGAGATTCGTGGAACGATTCCCTTTGCGGCCTTGAGAAGAGTGTCACCGCCGGAGTCTGAAGTACGGACGGTAAGCGTAGAAGTTCCAGTGACTGCGATGTGGAGCGTGGAGCCGTACCGAGTAACAGTGACTCCAGTGGGCCAACCGCTCGTTGTCCGAAGTGTCTCTGCGATGTCTTCAGTCTTTATAGAGTTCAGTTCGCCGGAAGCAGCATTGTTTCCACTCCACGTAGCCACTGAGATTGTCACCTCAGATCCAGAGTCCTTCTTGACCGTGATTGAGTAATTGCACTTATATGAGCCCTGAGTAACCGTAACCAGTGCCTGCTCTGCTTGCACAGCTGAAGAAGCCGTAGAGGCCGCCACAGTCTTTGACCGATTGACAACAAACGTCGTGTCCGCCACTGACATCAACCTGGTGTTGGTCGAGTCAGCGTTGCTCATGTACGTGGACCAACCAGACGGAATGGAGGATCCCCAGCTAGACCCGTACACGGGAACCGCCACGCCAGCCAGCGTCCATGCCTTGAGCGTCGATCCGCTGATCGAGAGGATGTATTTCTCGTTGGTGTCGCGGTCAATGAAGTGGTAGACAGACAACGCAGACGTAGGGCCGTTTTCGAGAACACCGACGAATTGCGTCGGAGGACGCTTGGTAAGACCATCCGTGGGAGACGAGTACCCATTGATCTGTTCAGCCGCCTGGCTGCTCAGTCGCATCTGGGGAGGCTGCTGCGAGACCCCCTGGATCAGATTCGGCACCTGGATGGCTACAAGCATCAGAAACGACGCCTCTGAATGTTGACGTACTCGTTGTTGAAGATGTTCAAGTCTGCCATGTCGCTGTCGTACTGAAGCAGCGACAGGAACGCCTGCGTTTCGTCGGCGATCAACATCTGGGCGCGAGATCCTTCGCCGACCATGCGCTCAAAGAACGCACGCGAAGCACGCATGATGACGTATCGACGGACTTGTTCAGGAAGGTCGGAGAAGTCAAGGAGAACGACGGCTTCTACGTCGCTGATGTCCTGCGTCCACGTTGTGGTCGCGTTGTCGAGGTCGTAAACAAGCGACCCTCGCTTGACGATGTTCAAGTCATCGTGGTCGATTGTCACAAAGTTGACAGGCACCTGGATGGTGTTGTTTGCCTGACGAGTGAGCGTTGTCTTGATGCTGTTGAACCACCAGCCACGAGACTGGACTTCCCTGCTCGTCTCCTCCAGGATGCTCTGGGCGATGACGGCATCGGTAGGCAAGCCAGAGTCGAGGGTGTTGACTGGACCCTCGCCGATGCACGAGAGCATCGTGTTCACGGCCTGTAGGAGAGTTGTGTCTTGCATAGAAAGCCCCGATGGGGTTTATGGCCCCACCGGGGCCAGGCAGAAAGGAGCGAGTGAATCCGCCCTGGGGTTGTTACACCCCAGAGCGGTAGTTGTTGTTGCTCACCACTCCAATTACTGGAGGGTGATCTCAGCAGCGCACTCCGGGCGAAGCACACCGAAACCGGTCATCAGCTTGCCGAGCATCAGGGTGCCCTGATACTCGATCTTGCGTTCCGACTCGGTAACGATGTCGTGCTTCTGGACGCAGCCGACCGAAGCACCGTGACCGCAGACGGCCAGGGTCTTCGAGAAATCGGCGGCGTAGCCGTTACCAGCACCGAACGGATCGTTCTTGATGCTGTGGTTCGGCATCGAGTCGCCAGTCAAAGCCTTACCGCCAGCGAACGTCTGGTACTGCGAAGCGATCTGAGTACCAGCAGTAACGGCATCAGCGTCAGCAATCCAGTTGGCGTTCGGGAGCAGCGGGGTCTTGATGAGGGTGAACCCGGCGATCTGGTAAATCTTGCCAGCCGCCACGTTGCCGTTCCCCATCGAGTAGTCACGGCTCTGGATGTACATACCGAACGAACCGCTGTTGACAAGGCTGTAGTACGTGGTCGGGCTCACCAGCATGAAACGACCCTCTTCAGGGACGTCCTTGCCGTCAAGCGTTGCCGCGACGTCGTAGCACTTGTTGATGAAGTTGGTTGCGCTCCACGTAGCTGAACCAATGTTCGTCGTGGTGCCGACCAGGCTGTAGCCACCAGACGTCGTGTACGTCACGGGGGCGGAAGTGGTGCGGGCCGCGGCGATCATGGTGTTGATCGCAACCTTGTCGAAGTAGTACGCCAGCTGACGGCTGATCTCCTCGGCCACCGGACGACGGGCGTCCCAGTGGTTGAGAAGCTCGTCGATGTCAGAGACGAACGAGGCCGACAGAAGCTGGCCGTCGATGTTCAGGACGCGCTCGGCAAACTTCATCTCCGAGAGGTAGCCGTTGGCACCTTCGAGGATGTTTTCACCGGGCTTGTGGAACTTGGCGGCCACCGAGCCGTACAGCGGGAAGGTAGCGGACTTGCCCTGAGCGATGCTGCGGATCGTGATGAGCGGACGCATCACGGTCTTCTGTTCAAAGAGGCTGAGAACCTCACCTCCGAACACCTTCAGGAACAGCGACCACTTGTCCGACGCGCCGTTGGACGCGCCGAAACGAGAGGGACTGATATCCCAGTTGCCCATGTTGATGGACTCCTATGTGAGAAATGAAAGAAACGCGCCGGTTTGACAAGCCGTTCAGGGCGAGTCAGCGATCCTCATCCACGGGTGTCCGACGCATCGGGCCGCGATTTGGTCTCGGACTGTTTCCAAGACGGACGTTCACGCCAACCAGCAAGGCGTGAGGTTGTTCAGAGCTGGAAGTTCTTGTTCTTGGCGATCACGTACACGCCGTAAGCGGCGACCGCACCAAGAACGAAACCGATGAAGAATGCTTCCATTACTTGTTTTCCTTTGCCGCAAGGGCGGCGTTGAGTTCTGGATCAGCGGCACGACGGGCCGCGATGTATTCACGGGTGCTCTCCGGCTTATCCGGATCAAGCACCTCTTTGATGAATTCGGCTTCCTGACGCTTCCTGCGCGGAATCCAGCCAACCGCGATACGAATGGCGGTAAGTGCCCCGCTCTGCCAGAGAGCGATCAGGACAGCAACCGAGACCGCTGCGATTGACAGCCAGATGACCATAGACATCCAGGACGGGACCTTGTCCTCGACGCTGGCTAGGTCTTCGTGAATCCCGGCGGCAAGTTCGTCGATCCGAGACGCGCCCTTGATTACGACGGGGTCGTTGATCGACGTTCCGTGCTTGACAAGGGACGCGGCCTCTGCCCTGATCTCGTTGGTGTTGCTGGCGATGTGCTGCACCGGGCTGCACGAGACCTGGGCGAACCCGATGGTCAGCGTGAGCCCAAGTGCAGCAACCGGTCGCATCAATCGAGGTTGGAGTTGGAGAGCCGCTGGATCACCGATTGCCGGTAGGCGGGGTCCTTGGCATATCGGGGGTCGTTCATCGCAGCGACCATCTCGGCCCGAGACTTGAACGAGTCAGTGGCCTCGGTTCGGCGGCCTTCGACAGTCCGGGCTGGCTCCACGCTGTTGTTGGACTTGAACCGAGCGGCCAAGCTGCGGACAGCGAAAAGGGTCTTCTTGGAATCGCCGGAGTTGATGACTTCGTTGTAGGCGTCAATCTCCTCAGCGGGAAGCGTCTGGGCAGCCCAGCTAACCATCGCCTGGTACTGTTCGCGTCCGCCGACCTCGCTGTAAACCGAGTTTTCGGCAGCAGCAGCAGCCGAGCGACGGCCCTCGATGTACGAGTCAACAAGCTCCTTGGCAACGCCCATCTTGGCAAGAGCCTCGTAGGACTTGTCCGAGAGCGCGCCGTTCTGGGCGTACTCATCGACGTATGCCGTGAAAGACTCGGTGGTCAGGGAGGCGGGAGCGGCCTCAGCCTTTGCGGGGGATTCCTTGTCGGGCGCAGCTGAGCCAAGCTTCGACTGCAACTCGATGTACGCCTTCTCCAGTTCAGCCGGGGAAGAGAACTTCCCAGCCAGCTTCTGCTCCGGAACAGCGATTTCGGCGGCGGGCGCAGTCTGGCCGGTACGGGCGGCTTCCGCCGCTTCCGCACGAGCGAGGTACTGGGCGTCGTTCGGGCCGACCGAACCTTCGGGCTTCGCTGCAAACGGGACCTGCGATTCAATGCTCATGCCGTGGCTTCTCCTTGATTCTGTTGCTGTTGATGCTGCATCGACGCCACACCGAGCTTGGACGCGGCGTTGATGAGGGCAGGCGTCGCCTGCTGCTGCGCGGCCTGTTGCTGCGCTGCTTGCTGTTCCTGGGCGATCTGTTCAGGGCTCTTGACAATCCCAGCAATGTCAAGGCCAAGGGCCGCCGCACGAGCAGCCATGTATCCGGTGACGTTCAGGTACTGGGCCAGTGCCTGCGGACCAATGGTCTGCCCAACACCAGAGACAAACGTGTCGAGCTTCATCAGTTCATGGCCTCGGCCAAGAGCGTCAAGTCCAGTAACGATGATTGGACGAACAATTCCTTCGGGGAGCCGTCGAAGCTTCTTCTTCTTCTGCATCCACGACAGGGTGACACGGACCAGCGGTAGCTGGAGGTCTCCCGCAAGGGACGAGAACACGCCGCCAAGAGCGTCTTCAAGTTCCTGGGCAACCAGCCGAATCTCGGTTGCCGTGACGCGGTCGGCGTTTCGCTGGACAGCGGAACGAAGCAGGAACGCCTGCTCCAGCCGCTGCTGGATTGCCGTGCCGACGTTCATCGAGACGTTGAAGTCCGCGAACTTCTGCATCTGGAGAACGGTGACGTCCTCCGAGTTTCCGATCTTGATCGCCCCGTTAGGAGCGTTCTGGACGTCGGTCAGACGGGTCGTCCCATTCGGGCGGACAAAGAACAGGAGTCGGCTGGCTGCAAGGCTGAACTCGACGATTGACTTGGTGATCGCTTCCAGGCTGATGAGGTCGCCAAGGTATTCCTCAACAATCCCACGACCGTAGTTCTCGTTCGAGATGCTGTTCCAACGCAGGACGATGTACGGAAATTCATCAACGAGGTATGAAGCCTCGGTACCGGGGACTTTGACCCCAGCCACTTCCTGATGGCATTCGTACTTACCGTCCTCAAGGCAGCAGATGGTGTAGACATCGACGGAGTCTCCGAACTTCTCTCGCTCCTCCTCCGGAATCGCGTCAAGAATGTCCTTGTCAAGCGAGTCCTTGGCGATCTTTTCCTTGACGATAAGGTCAGTGACTGTGTCGGCGACGCGGGCCACGACAAATTGGTCGAGTGCGTAGAAACGCCAGCCATGCTTGAAATCAAGCCGAAGCAAGCCGTTGCCGCCGACAATCAGGTGCCGAAGAGCGTCGAACAGCACCGGGCGAACCGGGTCAGATTCGAGTTCATCGACAATCGAACGCTCCATCTCGCTGAACGCCTGGTCAAGCTGGGCAAGCATTTCTGCGGCCTCAGCCTGACGGACAACCTCACGGCTCACGGAGAACCGGAAGAACGGCGTATTGGGGGGAAGAAGCGTGAGTAGAAGCTTGGATGCCAGGTTGTTGACCGCCCGAGCACCCATGCTGTTGTATGGGGTAGGTAGGACCGTCGCGCTGGACGATCCTGCGGGCGGATACAGGAACGGGAGCGTCAGTTCAGAGCACTTGCGGGCACGGTCGAGATAGACAAACCGATCCCCTTCCATCTTCGACCACCGAGCCCGGGCCGTCTGGCTGTCATCGACGTCCATTTATCAGGCTCCAGG